GATATTCAATATTTAGCCTCACTTGATTATGTAGCCCTTGTTGATTGGGAACTATACGAGAAGCATCAGGAGGTAGCGTAATGGAATATATTGACGTTATTATTGTTCATGTAGGAAAGAAAACCTATTCCCACAATGGAAACCCCATCTATAAAATTATTTATAGAGAAGTTGGAAACGATACCCAAATAGAGACCAAGACACAAGCCAACTGCGGTTTTGTTTATGGTGTCGTATGGCACAATTTAAACGGCAAATATGCAAAGATATCTCTTACCAAAAGCGGAAAGATAGAAGATTTGAAGGAGGTAGCGTAATGACCGAATTTCAAGCGATTGTATCAGTAGTGGGAGGAATGTCTTTCGGCTTCCTCCTAATCATTGCCTTAATTTGGCTTCTAAACATGAAGGATTATCAATAATGACATTTGAAGAACAACAGCTACAGCGTTTAAAAATAAGTGAAGTATATACAATGAATGTTTGTGTCTATGACTCTGAAGGAAACAAAACTAATTTTATGGGTCTTAATCAAGACCTTATAAAAGCTTTACGAGTTATTGAGTCACAACAAAGAAAAAAGCAAAAATGGTATCAGAAAAATTACGCAACTCTTAATGATTATAAGGAGGCGCAGCAATGACAAACATCACACCATTAAACACCCCAGTCGCATCTATTACCCTCACAAAAACGATGCTAGATAAAGCTATTATAGACGCTAATACATCTATAAGAAACTTCTTTAAACTTGTAGGCGTAAACTTTGATGATATGAGGGCAGGGGACAGAGCACAGATACAAGCCGCTTTTTTAGACGGTACAGCAACAACCCTATCTTTTTACCGAACACGAAACGATAGGGGCGATAGACGTTTTTCTATTCAAGGCATTAAGAAACAAGCCGACATAGGTGACACCGTTGCAATCACCTTTCAACATAACGACAAAGGGGAAACGGTGCTTGTAATCAATATCACCAAGAACCAAGAGTATAATTATTTAATTGAAGGAATGAAGAAATGATTAAAGGTGCATTATATAAAAATCTTGGAAGTGAAGACAACCCTTATGGCTATGATTTCATGAAGATTATGAAAATCCAATCCACAAGAACTATTGAATGGTCTCCCACTTCTGATAGAAACGACAAGCAATATGAACATTTTTGGTGTGATATGCCTAACGGTGACATCCAGAAAATTATAGATCATCAGAAAGAAATTATTCTTTATTGCTACAACACAAAGAAAAGAAAAAACGAAATTCAGAAAGATTTGCTCACTGTCTCTCAATGGGAGTTTTGGGAGTGTGTACAAATGTTTTATGAACTTGTGTCTTTAGATGAAACCTAAACCCTTTACACACCACTTCAACCCCTTTTTTGAGGGGTTGAGATGGTGTGTTCTATTCAGACAGCACTTTACCCCCTTCACAATAGAATTTTACCGTTCTCCCTGACCTTTTGTCATAGTCCTCATAAATCCGTAATACATCAGTCCTTACCCATTCTTTTAATATTTGCGTCGCTTGTAATCGTGCAAACTTATCGCTTTCCTTTATATCAAGCTCCATCATTTCAATCACGATTTTACCCCCCCAATTATCAGCCCTTGGACTTTGCTTTGGTCTTTCGCTTTCAATTCGACGTTGTATTTTACGCCCCAGTTCTATAGACATTCCGCTAAACATATCAGGCATTTCCCACCGATTTAACACCGCTACTTGATCTCCATTATCCAGATCGTGCCCCACTCTTTGAAACCACACCGCTTTATCTATAGGTCTTGCTAAGTTGCTTTTACCCAACTCCATCCGAAAGTGATTTACATGAGTCTCTAATCCACACTTTTCCGCTTCTTCTTTTGTCATAGGACTCAACACTCTTGCACTTCTAACAGCCGCAATTAGAGAAGAACCACCCCTTGCGCTTTCAACAGTGGTTTCCATGCCTTGTATACCTTTTCGCGTATGGTGTACAATCTCCACACTCAAGTTACAATTACTTGCTAACTCGCTTATTCTTTTTGTTAGCGTTCTAAATATTTCATTGGTCTCAGGTGAGGTTGTAAGATTGGCAAGAGGGTCTAAGCAAAATACATCTATCTTCTTTTCAAGACAAAACTCTTCTATCATCTTAAATTGATTTTCATTGATATCACCCTCCGACCCCTGACTCAGTAGCAACTCATAATCACGCCCTGACGCATAATAGAGATGGTCAACAAGCAATGACTGATCTATCTGGTGATGCTCACATATAGCCACAATACGACGCTGAATTTCGTCGATTGGGTCTTCACCGTTTACATATAATACGCGACACCGTTGTTCTGGATTTGCCCCCAATAAATCCATATTGGTAGCCATTGCTATCATTTCGGTAAGACACAATGTTGATTTACCAATACCGCCAGTCGCTATGGTGATACTTGCGAAATCCCTTATGTAATGATTGTTATAAAGAAACCGTCGTGGCGGTATCATCATTGCGTCCATTGTAGCCCAACTTTGAAAGGGTACTGTGCTTTCAGGCTTGCACTTAATAGCAGGGGCATCTTTAACGAGTCTGTCAAATTCCTCTTTTGACCCCAACCACCCAAAATAATCGGTTACATCATCGCTTTCATTCGCTACAGGAAGATGCACCACCTTCAGGCTATTACACACCGTCTTTAGCTGTTCGACGACCTTTTCACTGTGCATCTTTCCAGCTTGATCGTTATCAGGAACGATAACGCAATCACGCCCTGAGAAATGACTATTTATCTCAGGCTTCCAGTTACTTGCCCCAAAACAATTTGTTGTAGCCACATAACCCATTTTTACGAGTGTATTTGCGTCTTTCTCTCCTTCTACGATATAAATCACTTCTTTTGGATTATCATATATATCCTTAAGTCGATAAGGCACTTGGACAACGCCTTGTAGATTCCACACATAGCCAGTGCCATTCATACGTCTTGGTCTAAACGTCTTAGGCTCAAAACGTACTACCTCATATAAAGTCTTTCCATCCTTGTCAGTATATGGATATATATCTTTGATATTATCTCTATTCTTCGGCTCTTCATATTTTTTGAGATAGTCCACATGGTCATTGACATATCTCTTCACCAGGTCAATTGTGCCCCCACCTACATTTTCCTCATGGCTGAAGAACGTACCTTTCTCAATATCCACCGACATTGAGCCATACGTTCCAAAGCGCAGCTCCTTATCTGTAGACAGCTTTTTGTTAGGCTCTCCCAATAAATCCAATGCTATTTCTTTGATGTGGTTCTGAATCATGGCAAATCCCAATAAAACGACTGCACACTACGACAATTCTTCTTTGTAGAAATTGGGTCTCGTACCTGATTAATAGCCTTTGCTAAAGCCACACACTCCGCATGATTATCAAACACCAAACGATGCACTTCGACATTAGCGGTCTCTATATCCGTAATTGTAATGAGATACATTGTGTATGTTACTATTTTGAGCATAAAAAAGAGGGGGCTGTTACACCCCCTTAGTTTGGAGGCATCAGTTAAAAGGGTATCTCGTCATCGACAAGACCACGACTTGCATTTGTGTCCTCAGCCACAGGCTCTTCCTTTACTGGTGGCTTATCGGTCATCTCATGCCATGTCTTGACCTCGAACTCTGGAATCCGCGTAGTGCCTTGCCCTATCTTTTCCATTCTTGCGCCTGTATATTTTAACAGTACAGCTTTGCCCTCATTATCCTTTACCTGAAGACCTACGACTTGCCATAACTCTTGAAAGCCTTTCATCACGCCCACGCCATTAGCCGACCACTCACGCCACCCCTTATCTTTAATCTTCAGCATTACTGAAAAGCCACGCCTGTGCTCTGGGGAAGGTTGGGGCGGTCTTTTACCCAAACTTACATCCCATAGCCACTCAGGAGCTTGCCCTTCGGCTATCTTGCCCCATCCTGTTTTAAGAGTACTTGGGTCTAAAATTACATCATCAAGCTGTACTTCATCGCCATCAGCTATCCACGCATTAACACTTGGCTTGAAGCGTATATACTCACTGTTTCCTTCACTCATAAGACCCAAATCAATTACTTCATTCATCTTTTTCTCCTTCTATTTCTGTTTCTATTTCCCAACCAGCGTCTTTCGCTAGTTTGAGCATTAATGATTGAGGAAGAATATATAACGCCCCTTTGCGGTCAGCTTTGACCACAAGTAAATCGGCAGCATCTTGGGTAAACCAGTTATATAACATGGCAAACCCAGTACCGTTTTTGCGTCTTTTACATTCTACCTTCAATCCATTCAAACGGATGTCTCCGCTTAAATTCTCTCCGTAATGTTTGAAAGCTCCTGAAGCCAAAACTCTTTTGACTTTTATCCCTGCGTTCTTCCAGAAGTTGACGATTTCTCGTTCAAACTCGTAGCCTCTACGTTTATTCGTCACCATAATAAATCTGCCTCGCGTTAGTTACTTTATCTATAAGGTTCTTCATTTCGTCTTCTTTACGAATACGCTCATTGACCTTTACTTTTAGACCCTCACGAATTAACTCTTCAGCCAACAGACTAATGTTTCCATTTGTCGTTGCCTTTGCTTCTTCTTTCAGTAATTCCCTCAAGTCTGACGGTAGATAAATTTGTTGTTGCTCTAGTTTTCTCATCGAATTGCCTATTAATTGCGTTATGCAACTATGCACCAACATTTAATGCTTGCATAATACAAAAGAAGACATACAATTAACAAAAAACTACATAAAAAGGAAAACTATGGAAAAGGCATCAATATATATGCGCTTGGAACAAGGCTCAAACAGTGGAGAACGGTATGAGTTGCAAGCGCAAGAGTTTTGTAAGGGGAGGGGGTATGAAGTATTAGGCGTACATATTGAATACTATGACCGTCCTGTTACATCGACCAACATAGAGATACTACAGGAGTGTATACAGGAAGTATTTTCAAACGATAAATCCGTCCTTGTTACACCAACTATGCGAGACATAGAAAGCAATCTTGCTTGTGTCGCTTATATAATAAAGACTGGTGTACCTCTATTAGCAAGCGATGAACCGCATTTAGACGCAACACAGATGAAAGGCTTTATTGAGTTAGCACGTAAATCAATAGAGCATCGTATAGCTGTCAAGTCGCGTAATGTAAAAAAAGGCATTGAAAAGGCGAGGGGTAGGGGGAAGAAGCTCGGAAGTCCTGACGTATTAAAGGCTGTAGAAAAAGCCTCTAAATTGCGTATGGAAGGGGCTGCGGAGTTTCGCTTGAAGATAATACCTATTTTACGCGAAATCAGGTCAGAGGAAGATTTTCCAGTCACACTAAGAGATTACAAACGTGGCTTAGAGAAACGTAACATCTTGACACGTACAGGCAATAAAACGTGGCAGGAGTCAACCATCAGAAACATCTTGAAGAAGGAGAAGGAAGATGAATAAGCAATTTAAAGTAAAGCCATGTGAACATTCCGTTGAGTGCGTAAAAGAATATCTTTTGAGTCAAATTAAGAAGGTTGTGTGCGATAGAGAGATAGATGTCTTTCAAATGCAAAACGAAAACAAATACACCAGTGGGACAGATAGTGAGTTTGTAACTTGGTTAAACACAAGTACCTACGCGCGATGCTTTAGCCGTATTGCACTTCGTGCGACCCTACGCAACAAATGGGCAACCATTCTGGAAGTGCGTAGCACCCTCCGATGCGATGATAAAACAGCACGAAACTTATATCAAAAGTTTTTCGATCACAAAATGATTGATAGAGATAAAACAAGCGTAAAGCTTTTATTTAAAGCCACTCCAAAAGCTACAGCTATCTTCGATGCCTATGTAAAAATGCTCTATTGCAACAAAGGAGAGAGCCTAATTGACTACCTAACAGACTTGCTCCAATACACCAAATTAGAGCGAAAAGGTGGTAGTGACTACCATGAAAAAAGGGAATGACTTCCAATTGATTTATACTTTTTTTTCCATTTATTATACAAGGAGTTGACTTTTATGGATGATGAATTGAAGTATTTGGAGCAATATTACGAAAGGCGCAATACACCAGAAGCCAAACGAAAGAGGCTACAAAATGAAATGTATTACGCCAAGGTTCTTGGAACAGGGTGGTCAAACCGTATTACCGTACCAACGTGTGCGGATGACCATGTTGAAAATGCTAGAGTGTGCTTTACAAAATTATCGAAAGCACTCAATGACATTGCCAAGGATGATTTGCGTCCACAACAAGCGTTGAGAGAAACCAAAGCTGCCATTTATGAGTGTCACGTAGAGCTAAAAAGACGAGCCGACTTCTCATTGAAGTATCCACGGTCTCCAGAAACGGATTTTAGAAATGCGCGATAAAAATAAGGGCTTTCAGCGTATGTATTATGTATGTAACTATTTTGTGTGTACTAATGTAATGATTTCAACGAGTTATCTATTGAGCAAAAGTTCAGCTATTGAGCCGTATTCGCTTCAAGATAGGGGCACAACCTATTGAAAAAGCAGTACATAAATATAAACGGAAGTCAGATTTAGCGTGTCAGGAAAAGGCGCATAATATATATTACTTAAGGAAAGAGCCTACCCTAACTAGCTAAGTCTGACTAACCAAACTTTGAGGTTAGTTATGATTGAAGATTTTTGTAAAATTGTATTCATATTTATTAGTCTAATTCTACTAGCGTGGTCTCCAGTTATCTTTGCGAGTCTGCAATGGTAGGGAAGATTACAGATGATAAATTTCTATCAGGTTCGCAAATCGCAGCATTGATGGGAGACAGTGGTTACTTTTCACCCAACAAACTTTTAACACACATTTTAGGCGCAAGAGGTGTGCATGGTTTTGAGATGGTGGATATAGAGCGTAATGAAGCTATGGAATGGGGGGATATACATGAGCCTGTTATCATTAAGAGAACGGCTGATATTCTTGGTATCGACAAGGTAACAGATAAGGTTCGCGTACCCTATCATTACTACCATGAGGGCAAGAAGCTTTTCTCTGTGTCTTTAGATGGCATCCTCCATGTGCCATATGCAAAAACAATAACTATAGACGATAGATCGACTTTTGCGCCACAAGGTTTAAACATAGACTTTGTGATTGAAGGAGATGGCAACCTAGAGGTCAAAACGACTAAGACCTACTTCCGTGATATACCGCCAAACTATTTAGGACCGTGGCAGTTACAGGCTGGTCTTATGGCTACAGGCAGAAAATGGGGCATCATAGCTATCTTGTATAGTGGCTCTCAATTGTGTCTGTATTTTTACAAAGAAGACGCAAAAATGCAGAAGGCCATCATTGATAAATGCCTAGATTTTTATAAAAGAGTTGACGCTATAGAGCAGGGTGGGGATATGTCAGACCATATGTATCCGTCTGTAGACCCAAAGGACTTGGCAAGTGTCTTTAACACGCATGATAGTGAGTCTCCGTTAGTTGATCTTGCTAATGTTGGTGACGAGATAACGGAGATTATGGGTCTCAAAAAGTTAATCAAAACATCACAAGATAAGATTGACCAACTTCAAGCAGTCGTAATGAAGGAGATGGGAAACAGCGAATATGGTGAGGTTTATGATGATTTGGGCGAAACCCTATTTGAAGTGAAGTGGGGCACTACCCATTACAAAGCTAAACCTATGAAAACCGTTGAGGCACAACCAGAACGCTTTGAAAGAGCGAAATCATTGAGGATAAAGGAGAAGATATGACATTTCATAATGAAAATCAAAAAAAGATATATGAAGCGATAAAAGACTTTATTGATGAAAAAGGCTTTTCACCACGCCTCAAAGATATCTCTGAGAAAACAGGACTAGGTATAAAACCAGTACAGAGCCATGTTGTCAAACTTGAGGAAAGGGGTTTGTTAATACGCCCAAAGGGTAGACAGGGTATAGAGTACGTCAAATCAAAGGAGGTGTAATATGGAGTTCAATTCTAGCGGTGCAAAAATAAAACAGTATAAGTTTCAGATAAAAGGAACAGTTTCTTTAGACGCAGAGTGGTATGAATATCTTCATAGAATTTATCTTAAGGAGAAGACAAAGTTAAATTTTTATGAGTGGGTAAATGAGTCCGTTTTATCTAGTGGTATTATGCACGTTCAAAACTGGTGTTCTGGTCTTGAGTCATTGGAATATGATGAATTTTTGCAAAGTAAATTATTAGAAGAAGACAGAAAACAAAAACGCAAAAAAGCTATGTCAACTCAAAGTGAGGCGCATCAATAAAAGGTCTTCTTCCTTGTGACCTTCGGAGATCAATGTATTGTGTCATCATTGCTTCGGAGGTCATTTCTTGTTCACGCATACTATTGATATGCCAACTTGCCCCCCAACGTAAATCTACCTCTGTCTCTTTACTTGCCT